GGCGTCGCCGCCTGGTCGTAGGTGCCCACGGCCGTGGGCATGCCGAACTTTTCGAGGAACGTCATCCAGAAGCGCAGGCCGTTGCGCTTGAAGATCGTCGGCCAATACAGCCAATGCGCCAGGCCCACGCCATACGGATCGTCGTCGTTGTCCGCGCCGGTGGCGAAGTGCCAGAAATACGGATCCTCGCAGGGCTCGCCGGGGATCATGTTCTGGAAGGTCAGCAGGCGCAGCTTCGCGTCCTTGTCGAAGCGGAAGCGGCGTCGGTTGCGCACGCGGATGGCATCGAGCGTGACCATGCTGCCGTCGCGGCCATAGATCACCTCGCTCGCGGCGAAGCCGTAGAACACGCCGTAATGCATCAGGCCGGTCACGCGATCCCAGCCGATGCGCTCCAGCTGGGTGCGCAGGAAGTCGGCCGCCTTCTTGTCCACCCGCGCCTCGCTGGCGGGATCCACGCGCCACTCGCACTGCAGGATGGCCAGGCGCCGCTGCTGCAGCACCGAATGCACCTGCGGTTCGCTGAGAATGTTCTCCCATACGCGGTAGTCGTCGCCGCGCAGGTTGAGCAGGCGATCTTGCGGGATCAGCAGCGGGCCAAGGTAGCCGCGCGTGATGTCGCGGCCCTGGCCGATGGTGGCGATCTCGCGATGCGCCTCCGGCGCCGCCGGGGTCTGCTGATAGTCGTCGGTCATGAGTAGCCCCTGAAGTCGTTGAGGCCGGCCACGGTGCCGAAGCCTGTGCTGGTAAAACGCCCCTCCTCGCGCGCGCCGTCATCCATCGAGAGGCGACGGCCGCCGGACTGGAACTCGATCGCCACACCGAGATGCCGGCTGGCGTAGTGCATGAGCGCGATCGCGATGGCGGCGTCGCCGTGGCGCTGGCCGCCATCCTTGCCGGTGCTTCGCTGATCAGGCACGCGCGCCACACCGCGAATCAGCTTCACCAGGCGCAGGTCGCTGGCCACGTCCGCATCGCGCGGCAGGGCGATGGTGCCGTCCTCGAAGGCCGCCTTGAGTGGCGGCATTTCCTCGCGGTACCAGTGCTCGCTGAACTTGACCTCCTCGACGCGGCCAAAGCCATAGCGCTGGGCAAGGAACTCGGCTACCGCACTGCCATTGCCGCCGGCGTCTACCGCGGCCTTCATGAAGCGCGGCAAGCGGTCACACAGGTAATACAGCACCTGCTCCTGCTGGCGGTGCGGCATGTTGCGCAGCTCCAGCATGAAGGGCACGCGCCGCGTCAGATCCGCCTGGATCTGGCCGGGCACGATGACGGATAGGTCATTGCTTCGGCCAAAGTCCTCACCCAGCACGCTCTGCAGCGCGGGATCCAGCATCGCCAGCTGCGGGGCCACCTCCAAGTTCAACCATTGCTGGATGATCTGCCAGCGATGGGCGTCGGGCTCCCTCTCGAAGCCCGGCGGGCAGGTATAGCGAAGCACCGGTCCAGTGGTGAGGCGCGATTCGATCAGCACGCCACTGAGCCAAGTGCCCGAGCCCTGCGATGGGATCGCGTCGAGCTCCTCGGTCGCAGCATCGCCGTAGAACTTGCGGATGCCGGCCTTCCACTTGTCCTCATCTTCCTGCGACCAGGTCTTGCCCAGGCGCAGGCACACGCGTTGATACAGGCCCTCGGCGCACGCGTCCTCGAACGTGATCCGGTGGACGCTGCCGGCACGCTTGCCGGCGCGGATGTCCTCGATCAGCTGATTGAAGGGGTTGTCGACACCGTCATGCGTGGAGATCACCCGCACACGTCCGCCCCACATCAGCAGCGCGATCGCCGCCTTGAGCAGCTCGTCCAACTGCATGTGGAACGCCGCCTCATCGATCACCACCACGCCTTGCTTGCCGCGCAGGTTGGCTGGGCGACTGCTGAGCGCCACGATGCGGAACCCGGAGGCGAAGCGGATCGTGTAGGTCTTGATCGCCTTCTCGTCGTTGCCGTCCTTGAAAAGCTCCTCGCCTTCCTCGATTGCCTCGGCCGCCTGTCCGAAGACACGTGCCCACATGGCGCAGGCTTCGATGAACTCGATCGCCATGTCCATGTTGTAGCCGATGTAGTAGACGTTCTGGCCGCCCGCCTGGCGCGCACGTCCGGCGATCAGCACATCGTCGGCCGCCTCTGCCCATGTGAGGCCGGTTCGACGGCTCTTTTCGCACACCTTGAGCTGCGCATCGTCAGCCACCCAGCGCTGCTGGTAGGGCATGAGCGCCGCAGGCACCGTGCTGGTGACGGTGCTTGGTAACGCCAGGGCGAGTGCGTCGGTCATGCAAGGCCCAGAATCTGCTTGCGGATCGTCTCGGCAGCTGAAGCGCTCAGTCCGCCCGCGCGCACTGTGGCCTGGAGCGCCTCGGCCTGCTCAGCCTGCAGCTGCTCGCGCGCGATGCGCGCAATCTCCTGCCGCTCGGCCAGGCTCATCTTGCGGGCCTGCAGCACGGCACGGGCGCCTCGGGCCAGCTCACCGACCTCCTTGATGGAGATCTCGGCGTCATCGTCGGTGGCCTTGAGCGCGGCGTGGGTGGCCAGCGTGGTGACCGCCTGCACCAGCAGCTGACCGCCCCGGTCGTTCGGATCCTCGCCAAGCTCGGACACCAGGGCGGTGCCGGCGGCCTGGATGTCGCGCATGCGGCCGGCCAGCTCGCTCACCTGCTGGCTGTAGCGGCCCAGCGCGCTGCGGCTGGGCGGCGTGGTCGCCGGGAAGCGTTCGCGCACCTTGTCGCGGATCTCGTCCAGCGTCCAGCGATCCTCGCGGATCAGCTTTTCGAGGTAGGCGCGTTCCGCAGGCGGCATGCGCTTGATGGAGGAAGGGCGCGGCATGGCGTCAGCGCGGCCCCGGCTTGCGCACACCCGGCACCACGGCGCGGCCGTTGGCCACGTCGTCGCCGCGCGAGGTGATCTCGGCCACGCACAGGCCCGGCGCCTCCGGCACCTCTTCCAGGCGCAGCAGCCCCTGGTCGCGCAGCCAATGCAGGTCCGTGGTCACATCGTCGCGGCTTGCGGCGATGCCCAGGGCATACAGGCCGGCGTGCAGGTTGCTGCTGTTGGCGCAGTAGCCCGGCTGCTCCGACAGCAGGCGCAGCAGCACCAGACGCCTGTCCTCGCGCACACGGTCGGCAAAGGTCTTGCTCATCGGTCGTTCTCCAACAAGTGCTCCTGAATGGTTCGTAGCATCTGCGTCATGGCTTGCATCTGGCCGCCGATCGCCGCCACGCCCTCCACCGCCTCCGCGATGCTGCTGCGCAACTCGCCAAGGTCGCGGTGCGTCGGCAGGTTCTCCACACGGGCCTCCAGCACCGTGAGGCGTCGATCCAACTTGCGGTCATCGCCGCCCAGCATTCCAACGCGGATGCCGATCAGCAGCAGCCCCAACAGGTTCAACAGCAGCAACCCGATGATGATGGCGAGGAACATGTCGTTCACTGGCGGTATCCCCTCATCCGGTGCTCGTGATCGCGCGCGCACTGCGCGCACCGGCTCGTCTTGCCTGCCAGCACGGCAAGGCGCGCGGGTTCAATGGGGTCGCCGCAGTCGATGCAGAGCGCGTCGACGTCGGCGCGCCGCGGCGCGTGGCTCTCGGCGATCCGTTGCGCCTGTGCCTGGATCGCCAATTCGCGATCCAGCTGTTCGCGCGCCTGGGCGTCGTCGATCGTGTCGCTCACGGTGCCACCTTCACGCCATTGCGCTGCAGGATGCGGCTGAGCTCGTTGGCGCATGCCGACTTCACGTGCGCATGCGTCTGCACCGGCACCTTCTCCGCATGCGTGGGGAGCCGGGGCAAGCTGCGCTCCAGATCGCGCACCTCGTTGCGGTAGCGCTTCATCATGTCCACCAGGTCGCGTTCCAACGTCACGGCGCGGCATCCGGGTCGGAAAGCTTCGCCGCCGTGGCGCGGTCGGCATTGCATTGCTGCAGCACGCCGCGCCAGGCGTCGATCCACACCAGGGCTTCGCCCACGCAGGGCACGTCGATGCCCAGCCATTTGCAGCTCGCTGCCGGCGGCGACGGTTCGGCCAGCGGCGCGGTCAGCGCGGGCGGCAGCGCCCGGTAGGCCGGCACCGGAACGTCAATGACCTGCGGGGGCGCGGGCGGCGTCGGTTTTGGCCGGAGCACCGAACAGCCGGCGAGCCAGCTGAGGGCACACAGGCAGACGAGCCAGCGCAGCGCAGTCGTTTTCATGGAGGGTCTTCCGGTCATGGTCGAGTCGTTGGCGATTCGCGGCTGCCAGCCGTTGGGTCAGCGCATCGCGATCCTTGAGCGCCTGGGCGGCACGCGCACTGGCGGCCTGCATGTCCGCCTGCTGCTTGGCCAGCTTGGCCTTCACCTTGCCCAGAGCGTCCTTGCTCAACGCGGTTTCCCCCTCGGCCCTGGCTTGCGCCTGCTGGGCCGCCAGCACCTTCGGATTCATCACCGCCATGCCGTGTGCGTAGCCGTGTGCGTCGCCGCGCACGTAGCCGATGCCCAGGCCGAGCGCCAGCGCGGCGGCCAGCGCGCCCACGTCCCACGCAAGATCGCGGATGCTCATGAGCACACCGCCTCACCGGCCCATCCGGCGGCGATGTAGGCGGGTTCCAGCACCAGCAGGATGCGGCGTACATAGCCGCGGTTCTGCTGCCATGCCGCCGGCGAACGGGCGCGATAGTCGGCGGTGTTGCCGAACCATAGGCCGGGCTGCTGGCCATGTGCCTTCGCCAGTGACTGCTCGCGGCGCAACAGCGATTCGCCGCCGTTGTATGCGCTGAACGCGAATGCCCAGCTGCTGCACTGGTTGGCGCCAGGGTTGCGCACCAACAGCCAGTGGTCGTAGACCGCCGCCGCGCGGGCAGACCAGGCCGGATCCCACGGATCATAAGCACCGACCCCGGGGAATGCCTGCGCCAACCACCTGCCGGTGGCAGGCATGAACTGCGCCAGGCCCTCGGCACCCGATGCGCTGCGCGCATGCGCGTTCCAAGCCGACTCCTGGTGCAGTTGCGCGGCGAGCCGCGCCGGCGAGGCATCCACGCCCCATTCATCGGCGGCCGCCTGCTCCACCAGCAAGCGCATGCGGGCGTCGACGTCGGGCACGTGGACGGTAGAGGCGTGCGAGGCGTTGCACCACAACGTCAGTCCCAGAATGAGGAAGATCACGGCGCGCAATGCACGGTACGGCGCGCGCGGATCCAACGCATCGGAACGCGAACTCGGCATCAGCCACCCGGCGATCATCCAGAAGACGCAGGCAACCACGTAGCTGAGGATGCTCATGGCATCAGCCCCGCCGCGATGATCGCGGCCGCCATCAGCGTGGCACGGCGCGTCTGCGCCATCGCCTTCTCGATGCCCTCCAGCTTGCTCGGGCTGGCATCCCAGCTCGCGCCACGGTCAAAGCCGTAGCCCAGTGCAGCAGCCAGGCTCAGCTTGCTCACCACCCACAGGTAGCTGCCGAACTTGGCTGGGTTGAGGAACGCGGCGATCACCGCCAACAGCAACAACGACAGCAGCGCCCACAGCAGCATGCGGCCACCGTCGTCCACGATGGCGGCGAAGCGCTGGTAAGCGGCTTTCAAGCGGTCTTTGATCGGCATGCCCGGCTCCTGATAGGTGCCGGCGCGGCTCCTCGGGGGGTAGAGCCGCGCCGGCGACGGCGCGCCAAGGGGGTAACGCGCCGTGGCGTCAGGATCGGGGAAGGGGGTGATGCGGCGGGGGCGAAACGTTTCGCCCAACAAAAAACCCCGCGCGAGGCGGGGCTTGTGTTGCTCATGCTACCAATATTTCAGGAGGAGACTTCGATAAACCCAAGCTCGTCCCAATTGTCATCTCGGATGGAGATCCCATCGCGGTTCCACTCCGCATCGGGGTCCACAACTTCATCGGTCCATGTTTGAACCAGAATGCGCGCATCGCTGGGAAAGCGTTGCAGCTGCTCTATCAGCTGGCTGACGGTCAGGCTTGGTTCCAAATCAGACATCTGTTTACCCTCCGCTCGGCGCAGTCGTTTGGTCCTGATCGACCTTGGCCAGGAACCGCCCCAGCGCGTAATACGCTTTGCTGGTCTTGTCCCCGTCGATGATGATGCTATCGACGGTGAGATGATCCAGGTACAGGCGCAGCTTCACGCTGTGCGATGCCTCAATGCGGCGGATGAGGCTCAGCGGTACCGTGAAGCGCTGCTGCGAGACGCGCTCCATCTCGGTAAGGCCAGGATTGCTGTAGTCGGTGCTGTCGTTGCGGAAATCGGTGCCGGCGGGATCCTGGTGGTTAAGCTGGATGATCTGGCCGTCGATGTTCAGCTCGGCACCGGTGATATTGCGGTAGTCGCCATAGAACTCGATGTCGAGCAGCGCGAGATCCTTGGCGGTGGACAGCCATTCGGCGCCCACGCCGTCGCACACCATGCTCATGCCGCAGTTTGTGCCGTGCGCGTCGATCCAGACGCTGCGCGAGCCGTCGAAGGTGCTGGTCTTCTCGCGTGCAGCATGCCCGACGGTAGTTCCGCAGGCGCTCAGTGCCAGCGCAAGGCCAATGGTGATCAGATATTTCATAGTTCCTTCCCCTTGTGGGTATCCATGTGCGCCCGCAACCCTAATCCTCGAACAGGCGCCCCTGCAACTTTCGCACGTGGATGGCTTTCTGCTCGGCAGCGATCTGTTCCACGCGGCGCTCGGTGAGGTTGTAGCGCTGCGCCAGTGCGGTCTTGTTGCGGCCGTTGTACTCCAGGTACAGGCGCCGGTCGCGCACCGCCGCCTGCAGGCGCTCGCCGGTGGGCAGGTAGCCCTGGCGGCCGCCGCAGTACTGGCCCAGCGCCAGCACGCCCTGCTCGGCATAGTCCAGCGCCTGTTCCTCGGTGGCGCCCAGGCGCTGGAAGGTGGCGCGCAGCACGTCGATGTATTCGGCCAGGGTGCGCGGCCAGCGCTTGTCCGGCGCGTCGATGCCAGCCAGTTCGGCATGCGTTGGCGCGCCTTCGAACATGTCGGCGTTGGCGTTCACGGGCGCTCCTTGGGACGGTAACCCAGTTCGGCGGCGCGGCGGTCGAATTCGACCTGGTCGATCAGCTTGAGGTTGAAATCGGCAATCAGCCGGCCGACGGCCTCCTGCCTGGCCATGCGCTGGCTGGCGGCATCGGCGCCGGCCGACGCGGGCGCCAGGTGGCGCCCTGCGCGCTTGTCCGCCTCGCGCTGACGCTCCGACGCGGCATCAGCCTGGTCGGCGATGCCGTACACGATGGCGCGCAGGTAGTGGTGGTTGGCCAGCGGCAGCATCAGGCGCTCCGTCTGCTGCAGCATCTGCTCGATGCCTTGCGCCCACATCGCCGCCGTGGCCGCTCGCCGCGCGCTGGTTCGCTCGTCGCGGCACACGCTGCCCTCGCGCACCAGGGCATCCAGCTCGGCCACCAGCTTCACCGCCTTCGACGTGCGCAGACCTTGCTTGGCCGGCTTGAACAGCCGCAGGTATGCCAGCACCGCACGGCCCAGCACTGGCTCCATCTCGGCCAGCAGCGCGGCGAGGCGTTTGCCGTCGGCCTCCAGAAATCCGGCGGCGATGGGGAACGCTTCGTGGCAGGAGGGGCAGGTGACATGCATGCAGCGTCAAGCTCCCGGTAAGGTGTTATCAGGCGAATTTGCGGTCTAATGGGTGTTATGCCGCTCGATGATGTATTCCGGGAACGGCCAGCCTTCTGCGTCGGTTGCCCGCCTCGCGCCAAGTTCCTGCCATCGCGCATTGCACAAACAGTTTTCTGGCGGGTCATCGCTCACCACGGTTGCCGTCACGCCAAGCGCAGCCGCGAGTTTGCCAACTGTGTCGCACTCGGTCACTTCGCCATTCCAAATCACATTTGCTTCTGTGCACATTTCAGTCTCCCGGCTGCGCGGCCTAACACTGCGGTCAAGCGGAGCGCGTACCGCGCCCGCTTACCTCAAGGGTTAGGC